TCTAATTGAGCCACTGTAATTTCAGGACTTCGCCATTCATTGTTGCTGTAGTCTGAATTATACGCTATAACTAATTTTGAATTTTCAGAGTCAAAAGCAAGACTAAAGCTTCGCTCGTCCTGCCAGGATCTGTCGATCTCTGAATGAAACTGAAAAATCTCCCCTAGAACTATATCAGTATAACTACCCATTGTACCTTGGGTAATAGCTCCCCCACCCTTGTACCATTGGTCTGATGGTGCCCAGTATGGTATAGCAAATCTACCAGGGTAATTAGGATCAAATGCTATAGGCAGCGGTGTATAAGCTCGGTCATTATTAAAACTTACTGGCGGTCCAAAGTCTATACTTGTACCAGTAATTTTTCCTCCAATGATATCAGCTTTCCAAGAATTTTCCCCAGAAGATGACATATCCGTATAAACACTATTTTTTGTAAATAAGAAATCCCCCGAACCATAGGGGTTAAACGCTATATTTAACTCATTTTCCTTAGTCTGAGGTGTAGTATCGGGGATATAAGCAGTTCCATAACTTATACTACTCCCAGAAATAGTTCCTACTTTCATACTAATTCGATTAGAAATAGACATACCTGGTATCCTTTCGATCCAACCCACTAAAAATTTATTGGAGTTATTAGGGTCGAAAGCTATCTGAACACGATTGTCCGTGTTTGAAATAGCAGTAGCATGTGCAGTAAACTCATATTCGGTACCAAAAGTTATAGTAGTTCCTGAAACTGTACATACCCTAGTAACGCCTGACTCTCTATTAGTTGCATCATAGTCATACGTTATATAACTCATCAAATATTTTTTACCATTATGGGGGTCTGCAATAAGAGAAGCTGTTAAGGCATAAGTGTTGTTATCCTCATTCGGTATAAAATCCCCCTGCTCAGTTCCAAAACTTATAGTACTCCCAGAAATAGTTCCTATTCTAGCTTTACTCTCGGTACCTTCTCTCCAAAGTAACATGAATTCCCCCGAATTACTGGAATCGGAATCAAAAGCTACGTGAACATATCTTCCCCAAACACCACCACCTCTAGTAGATGTATTAATACGGTATCGAGTACCATATGAAACACTATTATCAGAGGCAATTGTACCAACGCGTATCTGAGAATACTGATCCTCATAACCAATATCCCGTGCAACCCATACGATTAAAAACTTATTACTATTATGGGGGTCTGTAACCATTTGAAAATCATCTGAATATCGTGCATTATAAGGATAATTAGTATCACCTGGTAGAGAACCCCAAGGATACCCACTATCCATAGCAGGCAGAGCTTCTTCTGTTAATACGTTTCCTCTAGAAACTCTTCCTCCGTACCTTACTCCCGATCTACCACTGTCTGCTATTTTTACAATATCTCCAGGTTTTATAGCATTAGCTTCCATTCCTGTTTTGAAAGTACATATCTCTGTTTCGTACCTTTCTGTATATAGAAGCCACTTACCAATTCTACGAGCTTGAGATTGAGAAGTACAGCCTAATGCTCTAATATTTTTTGAGAAAATTTGATTATTAGCTAATGCTATAGCTTCTGCATCCTCTACATACTCTATATTTTGTTTATATAAATCTTCTGGGTTATTCCAAGTAATTTGTGCTACATTATGTCTTTGTTTTCTAGAAGAGCCTTCATAAGCGAACTCTCCACCTAATACATTAGCAGCGCTAAAGTTCATCACGGGGTCTTTAGGAGCATCTTGTACAGGAGTTACCATCCCTTGCTGCCAGTATATTAAGCCCCTAAATACCGCTGCAATATCATTTAATACTTTAAAAGCTTCTTCTGCAGATTGTAAATATAAGTTACAAGTAAATCTAGCTTCTTTATTGGGGTTAGATGTAGGACCCCAGCCACTACTTACACCAACAAAATTTCCACTATTATCTACAGCATCACAATATTTTGCTATTTCATACAAAGCCCATTTGTCTAGTTGAGCGGTATTAAGCCACTTTCCTAATCCGTATCTATCTTCCGTACATAGGTCATAGAATATCCAAGCAGGATTACATGTCCATTCGGTATCAAATGTTCCATCCCATGCACCATCATACAAAGTTGTACCTACTTCAGTTCCTGTCCAAGTTCCCTCCGCTGCTTCACAAGTATCTTTGCGTCTGTAGCCTCCCAGTGAGCAATGCCCTGGGTCATACGCAGTATAGTTACTAGGAACTTTTACTTTTAAACCTTTTACTTCATATCCTCTAGTAGGTATAGAATCGAATTGCTCTGCATTAAATTGCATAGCTACTAAAGCACTATTTGGGTACGTTAATTTATTGTCAACAATTACAGTATAAGAGCCAAAATATAAACTATTCATTATTTTAACGTTTGTTACGTCTGCAGTTGTTCTTGTTACTTTTATACCAATTTGACTAAACCCTGCGTTCGTCCAATCAGTAGGTATATCAAATCTGTAAGATTTGTCAAATCTTTGTGTAGTCTTCCCACTTATACTTGTACTTAGTACTTGTGTCCAACTTCCCGAGTTACCTGGACGTAAGTGTACTGTAAAACTAACTGAAGAACCATGTATATCACCTTCATCGTTATCCCCATCAGTTAGTGCTGGAACCCAGAGTCCAACTCTAATTGCATCTGCTATACTAGTAGTTTGGTGTCTAACTACAGCTCCAGGGTCATCCTTGGTTACTATAACACCTACATTTGTTGTAGTCTCCGTTCCTGCAAACCCTGGAATGTGTGTTTGATTATTAGTACCATATCTACTAGCCCAGGATATACCTTCAAAGTTATCCGTACCTGAAGCATCCTGTGCAGGAGTACCATCTAAATGTATAGATTTCTTAGCGTTAAGTAACCCTACAATTTCTCCCTCGGATAGTAAATCTACTACTCGACCTTTGGCTGTAGAGAATAAGGTATTCTGGTCTTCTTGGCCTCCGCCCCCGCTGCCTTTACCACCATAACCTATAATATAATCTTGTTCACTCATAATGCTTTAAGGGCTATACGTTTCTGATGTAATACCAGAACTTATTACCGCTCCCCCAATCATTAATTGCCCGTAACATAGGGGTACCGCTACTCCTTGTTGTGTAGTATTTAATGCTCCATTAAACGCGTAATTCGAATCATCTTTTATTTCCTCTGGTGTTGGAGCTAGTAACTGTGCTACACCCCCCCATACCATCTTAACTCCTGTTGCTACTAATGCCCCAGTTATTGCTGTGGCTGCTGTAGCTCCTACGGCTCCTGTTAGTGAAGTCAGTACTCCAGGGTGTACTCCCACAGCTATTAAAGCTACCCCTAATATTATCGCTCCTAACCCTTCCTTCTTAGCACCAAGTACAACAGGAATAATTTTTATTTCCTGTCTACCTGAAGGGTTGTAAATTTCCTCTTCTTTTTCTAGATAGGTTTTACCTACCATTACTTTATACCCGACTCCTCTATCTTGAGAAGCCCCCACAAAATTCCTAAAACTAGGGTTATTAGCTGATAAAGCTCTTACTGCTTCCGAAGGTGAGTTTACATCTAAAAGCCAGTCTTTACCGTATTTTTCTGCTAACTCTCCATATAGTTTAACTTCTTTTAACATAGTGATTCATGTCTTAAATGATGAGTGGTATGCTTGCGCCAATACCCTCCATAAATTTGTCTATTTGATAACCTTCCATGCACATGGTGTATAATAGTATCTCCTCCAATATAAATTGCAGCATGGTTAGGTACAGGTGAAACTACTTTTATTAAAAATGCATCATATTTTTGCAAATCATCTTCATCCTTTATCTGGACAAAACCTTGGTCTTTAAAATTATCTAAGTATAGATTCTCTCCTTTCTCCCACCACTCATCTTGACGAAAATAATTTTCTAATTCTATATTTAATTCTCGTTTGTAAAAATCTTTAACTAATGTATAACAATCTAAAACTCCATGTGAAAAAGCCCTTCCTATAAGAGGAGCTTCATACCCATTAGGTTCCCAACTGTATAGTTCATCTGAGGGCCAGCTTAAAATATGCCAAGGCTTATTAGTTGTTTCACAAGATACTTTATCTGCCTCAGAAGGAGCAGAAGTTTCATCTGGATGAGAATGACAAATTCCTATAATCTCCCCTGTATCTTCTGCATCTGCGTAACTGATAGGGTCTATAATAAAATGTTCTTCTGCATTTACTGCCGCATTTTTAGCTTTATAATACTGTTCTCTACCTCTAGAGGTCACTATTATAAATCCGCACGCTTCTTTAGGGTAATCTTCTTTAGTATGAGCTCTAAAAGCCTCTAATGTTTTATCTTCCATAGAGGTTACCCCATATTCATTCCAGCCCCTGGAAAACCTCCAAATGGAAGTTCTTGAGGTTC